AAATGGGCGGTGCTGGTCAGCACACGGATAAAAAGAAAGCTGAGAAACAGGGCGATGTCAAGCACAAAGGCAAAGAGTATGCCGAAGGCATGGCGGAGGGCAGAAATACAAATAACCCAGTTGATGACATGGTAGAAGATTATTTAGATTGGCTTGGTGCAAGGCACATGCTTACAAAACGCCGAGAAGAAGAAAAAGCGCAAATTATGTCTGATTTAAAAAGCGGATATTTACATCCCGACGACATAGACTATGCAATGTCTAGTGGGCAAGGTATGGCGGAAGAAACCGGTGACAAGCCTTTCGACAACATGATGAAAAAAGTCACGAAGACTCCTACCGCTAAAGCAAGAAATACAGAACGCATACGACAAAAAAGAGAACGTGAAGAAGAAACACGTGATCGACTTAAAGGTGGCTTCAGTCCGAGCCCTGCAAATAAGTTAAGTATACGCGAACCAAAGGAAGGTAGCAGTGGCGCTATGGCCAATGCTGCAAGTCGATTGGTTAACAAAGATGATGGCAAAGTTGCAAAACTTCGAGCAGCTGGAGACAAGCGTCGTGAAGACCAATTAAAAAGCAGAAACATTGCCAAAAAGAATGAAGATGCAGCAAGTGTAGCGGAAAGTGATCCAAGTGGGCTGATGCATGCTGCCCGCCATCTCAACAAAGAATTTCGTATCACTGCTGAAGTAGATGGTGTAGCAAAACGTGCTCGAGTGCAAGCGCAGAGTTCTAGAACAGCACAAGAAAAATTCATGAAACGCTATCCTACTGCACAGATACACAATGTTGAAGATATAACACAACAGATGAGTGAGACGGGTGTGGCGGAGGGTGGATTTTTTGATCCAGATCGACCCAATATTGGTGATGTAGTTAAACATAAACATAGTGGCGCCATGGGTCGAGTTAAAAAGATAGGAACACAAGGTGGCACTACTACGGTGTATTTCAAAGATGCCAAAACAGGCGCAATGAATTATGGTGAGTGGAAGAAGCACGTGTTTCCAATTAAAAAGCAAGGTGTGGCGGAAGGTTCGTTTGGTTCAGGATATGGCAGGGTGTTTACTCTATATGTCAACACCGGCGAGAAGCCACCAACCAAGACCAAGACCAAAAAGTTTAAGCGTGAAGATGATGCTGTGGCCTGGGCAGAAGACTATGCTGACACACACGACCAATATCCAACCCTCCAGATGGAAATAAAAGATGACAACGGTGGCGTGGTATGGGAACTAGAGGAATCACAGGGTGTGGCGGAAGGTTCGTTTGGTAGTGGATTCAACGGTCCGTTCACCGCAGTGGTCAACACTGGTGAGCGTCCTAAATCAAGAACCAAAACTAAAAAATTCAAACGTGAGGATGATGCCATACTTTGGAGCGAAGACTGGTTAGAAGCCTTCCAGCAGTATGTGTATGCCACTATTGAAGTCAAGGACTCAAACGATAATGTAGTTTGGCAAAGCGATGACGAGCAGGGTGTGGCAGAGGCACAATTAGACGAGCTGATAGGTATGAACCAAGGCCCGGTAAAAAGAGATGTACCCCAACGAAAGAAACCAACATTTGCTGAACTGGTTAAAAAGTCAACTGATAAACGATCAGCACTACAACGACAAAAAGATGGTGGCAAGAAAAACTGGTTTGCGGAAGACGATCATGAAGGCATGTATAGCCCGCAAGCAATTAAGATGGGAAACTATTTCATCAAAGAATTTAATTTAACTGATGAAATGGATAAACAATTAGCAATTGAGATAGTCGATAATTGTTTAGAGAGTGATTTGACTGATCCGGCTGAAATTAGAAAACAAGTGATAAAATACTTAAAACAAAGTGGAACAATTGTACAAAGTCGCAAAATAGGATAATATTATGGACCAACTAACTATTACAGATGCAGCTTACGCCAAGATACAAGACATCTTAGCAGAGGAAAATAATCCAGCACTTAAACTGCGAACATTCGTACAAGGTGGCGGGTGCAGTGGCTTTAGCTATGGATTTACTCTAGATACTGACCAGAACGAAGATGATTTTGTTATTAGTAAAGACAACATCGCTATGTTAGTAGATGCAATGAGTATGCAGTATCTACAAGGAGCAGTGATCGACTACAAGGATGAAATTATGGGCAGTCAGTTTGTTATTAAAAATCCAAATGCACAATCAACCTGCGGATGCGGGAGTAGTTTTTCAGCATGAAACAATACCGTGTAACTTATAATGTCGATAAAGGCGAAGGCGATGAATGCGTACTAGATGCAAACGATGCCTTACATAAAATGAAGGAAGGAATGTTTCTCGGAAGTGTTCCGGGAGTTGACACCTATCTAGTATATCCTGAACCTCGAAGTGTAGATTCAGATGAAAAAATTAACCCGTATAGTCAAGTATGAAAGCAAATGAAATTTTAACAGAAGCAGTCAAGCAACGTCTTGACGCTAAGTGCTGGAAAGGCAAACATAAAGAAGGCACCAAAATTAAAGGTGGCGTTAGAGTTAATAATTGTGTGCCTAACGAAAGTCTGCACCAAGAGTTCGACATGATTGAAAGCATCATTGAACAGATTGCAGATTATCATGCTATCGACAGTGACCTTGTATGGGAAGATTTATCAAATCTCACAGACGACGAGCTATATGTGTTTGCTGTTACCCAACCGGTTAACGAAGATTGGCAAAAAGCCAATAAGAAAGACAAGACTGATGGTATGAGCAAGAAAGCCGTTAGTGCGTATCGTAGAGAAAATCCAGGTAGTAAATTAAAGACTGCGGTAACTACTAAGCCTGGCAAGTTAAAGAAAGGTAGCAAGGCTTCAAAGCGTCGAAGCAGCTATTGTTCTAGATCCGCTGGACAACAGAAAATGCATAACATTAGCTGTAGTAAAACTCCGGACAAGGCAATCTGCAAAGCACGTAGGCGCTGGAACTGCTAATGAGAGCAAGTGAATTTATCACTGAAAACTTTGCCGACGGCAAGAAGCCGGGACGTAAAGGTCTAGCAAAACGCTCAGGTGTTAACACTAAAGCTAGTGTAAGTAGTCTACGAAAGACTGCAAAGAATAGCACAGGTGAAAAAGCTCGCATGGCACATTGGATGGCTAACATGAAAGCCGGTCGTGCCAAGTCTGAAGACATTGAAGAAGGATGGAAAGACTGGGTAGCAGGCGGTGCTATGGCACTAGGTGCTTTAGGTGCTAATGCAGGTGATATTGTGTCACAGGTTGCAGAGAAAGGTGATACGGTTTATAGTATTGCTAGAGACAACGGTATTAGTCCTGCTGTTATTATGAAACTAAACGGATTTACTAATGCTACTAAACTAACACCCGGACAAGAAGTAAAAGTTCCTGATGTTTATACAGACGAAAAACCCGCTGCTAAAAAAGCAGAAAAGAAACCAGAAGTTAAAAAAATAGAACCAAAAGCAGAGCCTAAGGCTGCATTGGCGTCAACTAATGCACACGAAAACTTTTTAATTAAAACAGCAAGAGCTGCTGGCATTAAAGGAATAGAACTTGCTGCATTCTTATCGCAGGTTGCTCATGAAAGCCACGACTTTCAAAGCATGGTAGAGTACGGAGGCAGTTTGGACTTCCGCAAATATGATCCTAAGTATGCTCCTAAGAAAGCTAAAATATTAGGCAATACTAAAGTAGGCGACGGTGCAAAGTACAAAGGTCGTGGATACATTCAAATCACCGGCAGGTACAACTACGGTATTGCTGGTGAAGCAATTGGCATAGATTTAGTAAGTAATCCTAAGCTAGCAGAAAAACCTGCGGTTGCTGCAAAGATTGCTATTTGGTACTGGAAACTTAGAGTACAACCAAATGTCGACGACTTTAGTAATGTTAGAGCTGTTACTAAGCCTATTAATCCGGGATTGCGTGGTCTAGAAGATCGTAAGAGCAACTTTAAAGATTATAAGACAATGGTTGCTGCTTTATAATAAATACATATATGAAAATACGTGAAATATTCGAGACTGCAACTGCTGGTGCGACATCTAGTGCTAATATTGCCACTGTTGTAAGCCCTCAGCTAAGTCCCGGTTCTGCACGTGGAAAAACCAGCTACACCGGAAGCCCAGGAAAAAGTGGTACTAAAGCACCGCCGCAACCTAAGCCAAAGAAACAAACCCCCACTGATAACGCACTAGATTCCAAAACTAATATATTTGGCACTGGTACAGCAATCAAAAGATAAATACATAATAGACCTTTAGGATCAAGGAAATAAAATGGACTTCAAAAAATTACTAAACACATTAGACAGCATGGACGCTCCAGTAGCTACACCTGCTGCGCCGCAAATTGCGCCGGCTGTGCAGCTTAACGAAGACGCGCAATTGCGTGTTCTAAGCGGACGTACTACCTACGTTGCTGAAGCTAAAAAGAAAGCCGAAGAAAAAGTTGCCGAAGCAATGAAAGACGGTGACAAGAAGAACGTTGCTACTGGCACAGTTGAAAAGACTAAAACTGGTATTGTTCATAAAAGTAATAAGGCATACGGCGGTTCTGAAGAGAAAGCCGACGATGCTGATGATGCTCCTAAAGGCAAAAAGAAAACAGCTAAAGAGTCTATCGATACTGAAGCATTTAAAGGCAAATTTGCCAAAATGGTTGAAGCTAAAAAGAAAGGTGGTAAGCCAGACTTCTTAGATCTTGACAAAGACGGTGACAAGACAGAGCCAATGAAAAAGGCAGCTAGCGATAAGAAAGCAGGTCCTAAGAAAGGTGTAAATCCTTTTGCTAAGAAAGACGAAAGTGTAAAAGAGTCCGACGACATGAAAGTGGGAGCCAAGAAAAAGTCTGCTACAGGTGGTACTATCGAAAAGACTGCTACCGGAATCAAACACACAGCAGGAAAGAACTATAGTGGCAAGGCGGCTGAGAAAGAAGAAAAGTCTAAGAAAGACGAAAGCAAAATGATGCCAAAAGGCAAAAAGCGTCCGGTTGCAGAAAGCGTAGAGACTGCTATGACCTTCCGTGAAATGATGAAGCTAGTTGTTGAAAGTGGTGGACAACAACAAATTGATCCAATTGACTCAGCATTGTTTGCTTGGGCTCAACGTGTTGCTGCTTCTAAGTATACAGAAAGCACCAAAGCGGAAGTGTTCGCAGGAATGTTATACGAGCGCAACGGTGGTGTATTTGAAATGTACGATGTACTAAGCGAAGACCAAAAGTAATTTAATCAATTACTAACAAAGCCAGCAACTTAGGTTGACTGGCTTTTTTTACGGCTGTATAATAGTACACAAGGAGATATTATTATGACTAAAATGTACGGCCCGGAAGAGAAAGCAAAATTAGAGCGTCTTATCAACGAGGGATCTAATGTATTGCGAGAAGTTGAAGACCTTACCGAGGGTCTTAAAGAAACTGTTAAAGCAGTTGCCGAAGAACTGCAAATTAAACCTAGTTGGATTAACAAAGCAATTAGAATTGCCCGTAAGGACAATTGGGCATCTCATGAAGAAGAGTGGAACGAAATTGAAATGATTCTTGGAGTTACTAAGAACTTGCCAGAACCTGAATGATAGAGTTGTTTCGTGGTACATATAACTGGGCTAGGCGCGATTACAAAGAATGGCCGGTAAGGTTCGTTTTAGAAATTGTTGCTTGGTTTATGAGTGTTGGGTGTGCCGTCTGGATGGGGTTGACGTTACCTAATCCTCCATTCTTGGTTCTCTATCCATTATTCATTATTCAATGCATGATATTCGGGTGGTCTGCGTGGACCCGAAAAAGTACTGGAATGGTTGCTAACTATTTGCTGTTAGTCACTATTGATGTAACTGCGTTAGTTCGGTTAATAAGTATATAAGACAACGGTTCAATCAGCCATAAATGATTATTTTGGTATTTGCAGGCCATAAATTGCATAGGAGAAAAATTTGAGTTACGTAGACGCTTTCTTTGACAGAGAGCAGGATTTAATTCGCGTCGTTGAACGAAACGAAAAAGGCGAAAGACATTTTAAAGAATATCCTGCTCGTCATATATTTTATTACCCAGACCCAAAAGGCAAGTTCCTTTCAATCAAGGGCGAACCTTTAACCAGAGTTTCAAGCAGAAGCGTTAAAGAGCATCGCAAAGAGCTTTCAATCTACAGTGGAAAGAAACTGTATGAAAGCGATATCAACCCAATCTATCGTTGTCTAGAAGACAACTATCTTAATCAAGATGCCCCTAAGCTAAATGTAGCATGGTTCGACATTGAGGTAGACTTTGATCCAGAACGTGGCTATGCTTCGCCGGAAGATGCATTCATGCCAATTACTGCTATCGCTGTCTACCTACAATGGATGGAGACAATGGTGTGTTTAGCAATTCCTCCTAAGACACTAAGTATGGAAGAAGCTAAGAAGCAGGTTGAAGAATTTCCTAACACTATACTGTTTGATAACGAAGCAGACATGTTAGACACATTCTTAGATCTAATTCAAGACTCGGACGTACTAAGTGGATGGAACAGTGAAGGCTTCGATATTCCCTACACGGTAAATCGTGTTACTAAAGTTCTAAGCAAAGAGGACACACGTAGATTCTGCTTGTGGAATCAATTCCCCAAGAAGCGTGAATACGAAAAGTACGGTAAGGCTGCTACTACATATGACTTAATTGGGCGTGTACACTTAGACAGTTTGAACTTGTATCGTAAATACACGTATGAAGAACGGCATACCTATCGACTAGACGCTATTGGCGAGCAGGAAATTGGCGAGAACAAAACTGTCTACGAAGGTACATTAGATCAGTTGTATAACAATGACTTTAAACGCTTCATTGAATATAACAGACAGGATACTATGCTTCTTGAGAAACTTGACAAGAAGTTAAAGTTTATGGATCTTGCCAATACACTAGCACATGAGTGTACTGTGTTGTTGCAGACTACTATGGGCGCAGTAGCTGTTACTGAACAGGCCATTATTAACGAAGCTCATAAGCGTGGATTCATTGTTCCTAATCGCATCAGCCGTGACACTGAAGTAGATACACAGGCTGCTGGTGCATATGTTGCGTTTCCTAAGAAAGGTATTCACGAGTGGATTGGCTCTCTGGATATTAACTCACTATATCCTTCAGCAATTCGTGCATTGAACATGGGCCCAGAAACAATTGTTGGACAATTGCGTCAAGATGGTACTAAAGACTTTATTGCCGCAGAGATGGCAAAAGGCCGTAGCTTTGCCGGCGCGTGGGAAGGTATCTTTGGTAGCTTAGAATACACTGCTGTTATGGATCGCAACGTTGGTCGAGAAATAACTATTGACTGGGAAGACGGCGGTCACGATACCCTAAGTGCTGCACAGGTATATGATTTGATCTTTGACAGCAATCAGCCTTGGATGCTGAGTGCTAACGGCACTATCTTTACTTACGAAAAAGAAGGTATTATTCCTGGATTGCTAAAGCGTTGGTATGCTGAACGTAAAGAAATGCAGGCTAAACTTAAAGACTGTATTAAGGCAGGTAATAAGATTGAAGAAGAATACTGGGACAAGCGTCAATTAGTCAAGAAGATTAACTTGAACAGTTTGTACGGTGCTATTCTTAACGCTGGCTGTAGATTCTTTGACAACCGTATTGGACAATCAACTACACTTACAGGCCGTGCCATTGCACAACACATGGCTGGTAAAGTAAATGAAATTATCACCGGCGAGTTTAATCACACAGGTAAGGCAATTATCTATGGTGATACTGACTCCTGTTACTTCTCAGCATATGCCACGCTGAGAAAAGAGATTGACAAGGGCACACTGCCTTGGACAAGAGAGAGTGTAATTGAACTTTACGATACTATAGGAGAAACAGTAAATGACACATTCCCCAAGTTTATGCAAGACGCATTCCATGTACCTAAATCACGAGGAGAGGTCATTAAAGCAGGTCGCGAGATTGTTGCTTCCAAAGGACTATTCATTACTAAAAAACGATACGCAGTCCTCTACTATGACAAAGAAGGCAAGCGAGCAGACACGGACGGACAGGGTGGTAAGATCAAGGCCATGGGTCTTGACCTTAAGCGTTCAGATACCCCGGTTATTATCCAAGAGTTTTTAAGTCAAGTATTAACTCGAGTGCTAAATGGTGATGGTCAAGAATCTATTCTAGAGTATATCACTGAATTCCGCACTGAGTTTAAACTACGTCCAGGTTGGGAGAAAGGTTCGCCTAAACGTGCCAATAAGATCTCAGAGTATCGTGACAAAGAAAAGAAAGCAGGTAAGACTACAATGCCCGGACATGTCCGTGCTAGTTTGAATTGGAACACTTTAAAGCGTATGATGGATGACAAATATTCAGTAGCTATTACAGACGGTGCTAAAGTTATTGTGTGTAAGGTTAAAGATAATCCAATGGGCTATACTAGTGTTGCATATCCTGTAGATGAATTGCGTTTGCCGCAGTGGTTTAAAGACTTACCATTTAATGATGCAGAAATGGAAAATGCTGTCATTGATGAAAAGTTGGAGAACTTAATCGGTGTACTAGACTGGGACCTCAGTTCAACCCGCAGTGATAATAATTTTAACAAACTATTTGACTTTGAGTAAATTGCGGTTGCTTTTTACTCTAACCCTAAGTATAATATTCATATAACCGGAGAAATCTAAATGAAAGACATTTTACAAGACATCGTATCACACACCCAGAATCTAGGATTTTTAACTACAGTTAAGGTCACAGGTACAGAACGTGGTACAACTATTAACTCTATGGCTGACGATCGTTCAGTTATCATGGAAGCTACTACTGCTAGCCCGCAACCAGATATGATTGGTGTGTTTGGCATGCCACAACTTAATAAACTGAAGTATTTGCTAGACGGTGCTGAGTACAAAGAAGATGCTAAAATTAGTATCACTACAGCAGAACGTAACGGAGAAACATTGCCAGTTGGTTTACATTTTGAAAACAAAGATGGCGACTTTAAAAACGATTACCGTTTTATGAATTCAGAAATCATTAACGAGAAAATGAAGACTGTTAAGTTCCGCGGTGTTAAGTGGGATGTAGAGATTGAACCTAGCGTTGCCGCAGTACAGCGTTTTAACTTCCAAGCTGGTGCTAATAATGAACATCCAACATTCTTGGCAAAAACAGATGGTAGCAATCTAAAGTTTATCTTTGGTGATGCTAGCACACACGGCGGTGAGTTTATCTTTGCACAAAACGTTGCAGGTAAATTGGATCGTGGTTGGACTTGGCCTATTGTGCCAATCTTGAGTATCCTTAAGATTGCGGATGTTAACAACACAAAGATGTCTTTGAGTAATGAAGGTGCTATCCAGATTACTTTAGACAGCGGTCTTGCTACTTACAAATATATCATTCCAGCACAAGCGGCCTAAATATGATTAAGGGCTTACAAGGTTATAACGGTGTAACGGTAAATGGCGGCAACACTGTCCTGCAGTATGTTGCCCCGAACGCTGCTAATCCAATGATGGGTATGCTGAGAATCAACGGCACTGATATAGAAGTGTTTAATGGCTCCAGTTGGCAATACTTATCCACCAGCTATGCTACTGTAGGCCTTGATCAAGATATACTAGACATAGTACAATGGGTACGTAAGAAGCGTGACGAAGAATTAAAGTTGCATAGCTTGGCAAATGACAATAAGGCTGTTAAAATAGCATTAGACAATTTAGAACAGGCAAGACAACAATTAGATATAACAGTAAAATTATCGAGAGAATATGAGCAAACAACCAGTTGATTTAACACCCCTACAGAAAGACTACGCAGTCTATTTGCCTGCGATTAGTAGTTTCTATTCTACCTACGTGGCAAAACAACGCAAGGGAGATTTTGTACCCAAAGATCGAATTCCAGCGGGTTTTGATCGAGGCATCGAAGGTATGAACTTCTTAAACCCAGAAGAAGGATACTTCTATTACAAGTACGGATTGTATTCAGCAGGCCATGCACAACTAGATCTAGTTAAGACTATGGATCATGACTCAATGATTCAGCAACGTGATCGCAACAAAACAATGATCTTGGGCGACTCCGGTGGTTACCAGATTGGTAAAGGTATCCTTAAGTTTGATTGGCTAGACTTTGAAGGCAAAAAAGCTAACAAGACTCGTGATGATATTCTTAACTGGCTTGAACTAACTGCTGATTGGTCAATGATGCTAGACGTTCCTACGTGGGCATGTGACCATATTCATAGTCCAAAGACAGGACTAAAGTCATTTGAAGACTGTCTAGATAAAACTCGTCACAATAACAAGTACTTCTTGGACAATCGTTTAGGTGCTACTAAGTTCCTAAACGTTCTACAAGGTAGTAACTGGGATACTGCCGAAGCGTGGTACGAAGGTGTTAAAGAGTTTAGCGATAAGAAAGTTTGGGGCGATAAAGCCGCTGAAGGGTGGGCAATGGGCGGTGCGAATATGTGTAAGATGCATATTGCACTACGCCGCATAATCACTATGCGGTTTGACGGTATGCTAGAAGGCAAGGATTGGATGCACTTCTTGGGCACTGCACAATTAGATTGGTCGTGCTATTTGACCAGTATTCAACGTCAGGTCCGTAAACATATTAATCCTAACTTTACAATTAGCTTTGATTGTGCGTCGCCGTTTATTGCAACTGCACACGGACTTGTTTACACTAACAGTCAGCATACAGCCAAGCGGTGGAGTGTTATTATGGACAAAGCTCCAGATAATAAAGCACTTGCGTCGCGCCCGGACATTCCGTTTCCATTCGAAAGCGAGATTGGTCGCAGACTAAATGTTTCAGATATCTGTCACTACAAGCCAGGAATGTTAAACAAGATTGGCAAAGAAGGCAAGACTTCGTGGGACAGCTTTGGTTATGCACTGATGATGGGTCATAATGTTTATCAACATATTGTTGCTGTACAACGTGCTAACAACTTGGCAGATATTGAACAGGCTAAGATCCGACCAGACTGGAGACAGTGGAAGAAGAACAAAGATCGTGACATGAGTGACGAGTATAGTGATTGGGTTCCCCGTAACATTCTGTACTTTGATCGTTTTGTTGAAGAGCTGTTTGACTGTCCAGACAAAGAATCCGCATTTGCTATGATTGCTGACGCAGAGACTAGAGGCTTTATGCAGAATTTGGAAGGCTCACGCTTGCGTGGTGGCGTTACGAATATCTCAAACGACCTGTTCTATGAAGAAGGCAGTGAAGACAAAGATTCGTGGAACGATGATCGCGAAGATGGCGAATTGGATAAACTGGTAGCAGAATAACATTGCTAACTGAGCAATTTGATGCTATAATTAATGTATGAATACACTATCACTTAATCGTAAACAAATTGAAAAGCTCACCGAGATAGTGACCCATTTTAAAGAAGTAGAATGGTTCACTCTCAGGGTAGATCGTAGTAGTGGCATAGGGGAAGGGATTACTATTGAATTTAATCTCTTTAATGACAATGATAAAGATGTCGATACTAAAATTGACATCACTGATTTGAGTACATGGTAATGGGTGAAGATCAAGGACTTAACAAGTACGAAACATTTGCCAAGAATATGGAAGAACAGTTTCCCAAGATGTTTGCAGGTGATTACGGCGGCTTTTCTGTAGGCGCTGGCTGGTATCTACTGTTAGAAACACTCTGTTCTAATATCCAGCATCACCTCAACTGGAAGAATAAAACAGCGGAAGTTGTTCCACAAGTAACTGTGGCACAGATTAAAGAAAAGTTTGGTGGACTGCGTTTCTACTACGATGGCGGCGATGACTACATTCGCGGTCTAGTTAGCATGGCAGAATCGTGGGCAGACATTACATGCGAAGAGTGTGGTAGTGTTGGAAAGAGACGAGGCGACGGATGGATACGTACATTGTGTGATGTCCATGAAGCAGAACTGCAAGAACGTAAACGCACACAAGAAATGAAAGATGGAGGTTTTGAAGAATGAAACGTGATTACGCAGACGGCGTTGCTGACGATATTGTATTCTTTATCGGTAATGAAGTAGAACATACTCCTGCATACGGGTTAAAAACTTTGTTTGTTACAGGCGTACAACCTGTAGGAAATATTGCATTGAATTTACAGGGCTGTGAGCATATCTTCTTTGGCGCTAATCATAGTTTTAACCCTAAAGACTACGAAGAGCATAAGTGTTGGGAAGAGATGATCTTTTACTTTTTGAAGAAAGAGTATCTGTGCAGTCTAGATATTCCAATGAGCCAGGTAGAAGAGTTTCATGAAAGCGGTTACTGCGAATACAATAACTTTATTCCGCAGATTCGTGTGCCTATTCCATATATCAAGTTATGGAATTATAATACAATGCTAAAGATTGATGATAAAGATTTTAAAGCAACCAATCCCGGCGTATGGTCTCATAGTCTACATACGCTAATGGATCGTAGTAAGTTTGCAGACTGGTCACAATACAAAAACGATGAGATTGTAAAGTAATGGGACCACATGGATCAGCATACACAACTGCCTCTAGTAAAGTATCAACCCGTAATTCACGTGGAATAGGCACTAGCGGTTGCCGAGTTCAAGGCACACACACCGCAGTTAATAAAGTAAAGAGCATAAAAATGACATTGAAACAACGATTCCGCAACTGGCTCCTTAATCAAAATAACGACGCGATTGAGTACGAGAAGCCCACTAGAGAATCAGAAGAGCGTTTTCATAGCGATGGCATGAAACTACAGGTCTACAAAGGTAGTGGCGGCTTTGTAGTAGAAGTTCGTAACTATGATCGTAAACGTGATGAGGACAATAATAAAATGTACATCATTCACGATGACAAAGACCTCGGTGAGGAACTTGGTAAAATTATAACTATGGAAAGTATGAGATGAACCAAAAAATTAAACGTGCATTAGACAAGGCAACTGAAAATATTTTAGGTGTCAATGTTACCAATCAAGAGAATTTTGCTAGACTATTGCTAGAAGAATGTGTTACAATTATTGATAATATGCAATTTACTAAAGAAGGTCCAACAGAGGCAGCACAGTATCAACGTACACTTTGTGGATCTACAATCAAAGAGCATTTCGGGTTGCAAGGCAAAGGACCTATATCATCAAAGTACATTCTATGATTATTAAACAAGACATTCGCCCAGCAACTATGACTTTTATTAAAGTTCGTACAGAATTTGAAGGGTTTCACTATTACCCAAACGCTGGATCAATTGATCCACGTATCCAGTTTCTTGAAAATGAACATCGACACATGTTCAAAGTTGAAGTAAAGATTAGTGTTACACACTTAGACCGTGAATTAGAGTTCTTCCTTGTTAAGTGGGCATTGGCAGAATTTATTAAAGACGGTAAAATGAATCACAAGAGTTGCGAAATGATTGCAACAGACATCTTGGAAAAGCATTTGATTCCAGCATATGGATCAAATCGATACTACGAAATTGTAGTGTCAGAAGACGGTGAATCCGATGGTATCATCGAATACAAACCATAATAATATTATTAAGTACTAAGGAAAGCTAACATGGCTAAGAATTACCGCGACGTTGCCTATTTTGAAAATCGCCCCGACATTGTTCGGATCTTTGATGACTTGGAAGCGTTTCAAGACTTTTGTCGTATGGAACTTCGAGAGTTTGACCCTGCGGAAATTTACCGCAAAGAAGGTGCTCCTAACTATGGTGCGTTCCTAGCAAGCAAGCGACCGCGCCGGCCTTACCTAGGCAAGAACCCACGTTGGGATAATAACGGAAAGCGCAATGAGCAGAATTTTTCTCGTTGATTTAGAAGCAGTCGAGACAAGGTACACGGGACAATGGCAGTCCCATGTGCCTGCCTTACTACGAAAGAAAGGACACAATGTTCAAATTATATCAGGCCCTGCGGATATTCCTAGTGCAACTACTCCTGGAGCGTTTCTCAACTTTGGCGGAACTAATATATACAAGGCTAGTCAAGTTGAGCAGCTGGGCCGTTTATTTTGTAATGGAGCCGTTCGCCCAGGTGATCATTTTATATTTACTGATGCTTGGCACCCTGGTATCATCAATCTCAAGTACATGAGCGAATTACTGGGTATTCCAGTAACTACACATGGACTATGGCATGCTGGCAGTTATGACCCACAAGACTTTTTAGGACGTCTTGTTGGTAATAAGCCTTGGGTTAGACACGCTGAGAAAAGTTTCTTTCATGCGTTCGATCATAACTATTTTGCTACGAATTTTCATATCGATATGTTTCGTAACAATTTGTTAGAGGTTAACTTAGGTACAGTTTATAACTATAAAGTTTCTAAGAAGATTGTCCAGACTGGGTGGCCCATGGAGTATATGGAAGATACATTGACTATGTATAAGAACATGCCAAAGCGTGACCTTATACTGTTCCCTCATCGCATAGCGCCAGAGAAACAAGTAGATATCTTTCGTGACTTAGCTATGCACTTGCCTCAGTATGAGTTTGTTGTATGTCAGGATCAACAGCTGACAAAGAATGAATACCATAATCTGCTAGGACAATCTAAGATTGTGTTTAGTGCAAACTTGCAAGAAACGTTAGGCATTAGTTGGTATGAAGGTGCATTAGTGGGCGCTGTTCCAATGATGCCAGATAGACTAAGCTACAGCGAAATGGCATTTGATACTTTCAAGTATCCGAGCGAATGGACTGATACTTGGGAGAACTATAATATCCATAGACAAGAAATCTGCTACAAGATTATACAGTACATGGAAAATTACGAAAAGTTTTTACCCAGCCTAAATAAACAAGTAGATGCATTAACTGAACATTATTTTAGTTGCAATAAACTATTAGAGATGCTAAAATAAAACTATACAGGCAATCCACTGCTTAAACATCGGAGAAATATATTGACACAATTGAATTATAGAGAAGAAGACGGAAGACCGCTAAGCCAGGTCATTCGCGAAAGACTCAAGAACGGTAACAAACGATTCTGGGCTGGCGACAACATTAGCGAGTACATCAGCGATGTTGAAAAAAATATGCTGATCACAGAAGCTGCTACCGCATTTGAAGGTGTGCTCGATGCCTTGCTGATTGATCGAGAAACAGATCCTAACTCAAAAGGTACGGCCAAGCGATTGGCCAAAATGTACTACAACGAAATAATGGAGGGTAGATATGTTCCAGCACCGGACGCAACGGCTTTTCCAAATGATTCAGCAGACCGTTACGAAGGTATGTTGGTTGTACGTAGTGAGTTGCGTAGCATGTGTTCACATCATCACCAGCCTGTTACTGGTGTTGCTTATATTGGTATCATCGCCGCCAACAAACTTATTGGTCTTAGCAAGTATACTCGCATTGCTCAGTGGTGCGCTCGCCGTGGCACTCTACAAGAAGAACTATGTAATGACATTGCTCGAGAAATTAGTAAAGCTACTGATTCAGAAAACGTAGGTGTATATTTAAGAATGACTCATGGATGTTGTGAGAACCGAGGCATAATGGCACACGATAGTTCAACAACTACTTCAGTGCTTAAAGGTGCGTTTAATAAAGATCCAGGCACAAAGAAAGAGTTCTTTGATACATTGAGTCTCCAAGAATCCAATAAGCGATAAGTGTATTGCTTCTTTAGTAAATATGGAGACACGTAAATGAAATGGTTTCTCGATTTTTTAGATAGGCTGGGTCGTAAACGTATAATTATGGATCGAGTGAGCAACGAACCGTTGTTAACCCGTTATTATCTTTTTCTAAAAGATCGAAAGCATTTTCCGTTTAATGTGTTTCTACACAAGTTCCATAAAGGTGATCCAGATGATGTTCACGATCATCCATGGTGTTATTTTACTTTAATTTTAAAAGGTGGCTATTATGAATGGATTCCAGAATTTAATCCAGATGGTACAAAAAGTTGCGAGATTCGTAAGTGGCGTGGACCCGGTCATTTTCGCGTGTCTAGCCCTACTAGTTATCACCGCATTGAATTAAAAGAAGGAATAACTCCTTGGACATTGTTTATGCCAGGTCCCCACAACCGAGAATGGGGATTTCTAGTAAATGATGAATGGATTCAAAATGAATATTATTTAAAAACTCGTAAAGAACAAAATGAACAAACTCATAATTAATGACAGAAAATTTAAAGGTTTAGTTTCTACTATCTGTAGAGAGATTGCCGCAGATAATTGGAAGCCGGATTTCATTGTAGGACTTACAAGAGGCGGATTATTGCCTGCTGTAATGATCAGCCATTACTTAAACGTTCCCATGCAATCGTTAGATATCAGTTTGCGTGACGGCGGAGAGTGTACTAGCAATCTAGGCATGGCCGAAGATGCGTTTTACGGAAAGAACATTCTTGTTGTTGACGACATTAATGATCAAGGCAGTACACTAAACTGGCTGATGAATGATTGGCCAAGTGGCTGTTTTCCAGATGACCCCCATTGGCAACAGGTCTGGAGTAACAACGTAAGATTTGCTGTTGTTGTTGATAACTTATCTAGCCAATGCAGCGTAGGTATGAACTACTGTGGTATGGAAGTTAACAAAGCCGAAAACGATGTGTGGATTGAATTTCCTTATGAAGAATGGTGGACAAAATGAGTGTAATAACTAGGCACGGTAACACATGTACTGTTACTCAGGTTTCCAGTAAAAGAGAGATGGAGGCTGAAGTCATGCAGTGTAACGAGGGACGTAACCTTACTGTGGTTATGAACAAGAGTGTTAAACTATTGATGAATTGGAATGGTAGTAAGTATGAAGGTCGCATGGCGGGCATGGACTTTGAAAGCGCAGGTCCTAAGATTAGTAAGACTAGTACTAATTTAAGAGGCCGATGAATACTATACTCGTTCCTTGGGATAATCAAAATAGTCATTGGTGGAATGAAACCTGCGCGATGGTTTTAGAACAGTTTGGGCTTCCTGGTGATAAGTACACATCCCATCCTACAGAAAATTCAATGTCGTTTGAGTTCAATAACGAACAAGACGCATTACTTTGTAAAATATTATTAAGTGATAGAATATGACACACTGGACAGTTACCCTAAAAGAAGATCCCGAGAATGGCGATCTTATTATGCCAATACCGCAAGATCTGTTAGATATGCAAAATTGGAAAGAAGGAGACACATTAGAATGGCTAGATCAAGGCAACGGTTCTTGGCAATTACAGAAAAAGAGTGTATAATAAACTATGAGTAAAATTAAAATCGCAGAGCTGTTTTACAGCATTCAAGGTGAAGGACGTTATATGGGCGTCCCTTCTGTATTTCTACGCACATTTGGTTGCAACTTTACGTGTAGCGGATTTGGCATGCCTAGAGGTGAACTAAGCAAGGAAGCTGAAGAAATTTCAGTAGTTGCTCATATGTTTGCAAAATACGAGGACTTGCCACTAGTTAGTACTGGCTGTGATAGCTACGCTAGCTGGATGCCAGAGTTCAAAACTCTTAGTCCGATGCTTACAAGCGAAGCAATTGTAGATCGTATTATGGAAATTCTCCCGCAGGATCATTGGAAGGACGAACACTTGGTTATTACAGGCGGCGAGCCGCTACTGGGCTGGCAACGTGCTTATCCGGATTTGCTTAACAACACCAAGATGCGTGACTTGAAAGAGATTACTTTTGAAACAAACGGTACTCAAAAACTGACTCCGGAGTTTAAAGGTTTCTTGGCTAAGTGGAATAGTGAAGTAGGTAAAGAACTTACATTCAGTGTAAGTGCTAAACTGCCATGCAGTGGTGAAAAGTGGGAAGACGCTATTAAGCCAGAAGTTGTTTGTGAGTATGAAGAAGTTGGTACAGCATATTTGAAGTTTGTTATTGCTACAGAACAAGACTTTGCCGATGCCGAACGTGCAATTGCTGCATTCCGTGCAGCAGGGTTTAAAGGACATGTCTACTTAATGCCAGTCGGCGGTGTCGAAAGTGTATATGCTATGAACAATAAGAACGTAGCAGTGCTAGCTATGAAGAACGGTTTGCGATACAGTGACCGACTGCAAGTGCCGCTGTTTAAAAATGAGTGGGGTACATAATGAACAAGTGGGTTGAAAAATTGTTTGGCATTGATAAGATCAAAGCCGAAACTAAACGTGCTGTAGAAGATGCAGAACGTTCTATACAAATTGCAAAAGAAGCAACAGAACAAGCAGTGCTTGCTAAAGAAGCAGAAGAAGTAGCGAAACTTAGCGCAAAAGATAAAGCAACTCGTTTAAAAGAACCTTGGGTAGGTGTAATCGAAACACATGTAAACAAAGACAACATCCGTAATGGGTTTTTTGAGCTTGACTGGAACGAACAGTTTGTGTTAAAATTAAAGCAAGAAGGTTACGGGTTTGATGGCGACAAAGAAGAAGAGATTGTCGATCGTTGGTTCCGTGAACTATGCGCAGGCGTAGTGATAGATGGTGATTTCGGCGGTGCAGTAAACACTGGTGTGATCGATATTAACACAGTTAAAAAGAACAACAAATGAATTACATTATAGTTGATACAGCAAATACATTCTTCCGTGCTAGACACGTTATTAACGGCGACGCTGATATTAAGCTAGGCATGGCGTTTCATATCACTCTTAACAGCGTGAAGAAGGCGTGGCAAGACTTTAACGGCAGTCACGTTATCTTCTGTTTAGAAGGTCGCAGCTGGCGCAAAGATTACTACAAGCCTTATAAAGCTCAACGTGCAGCAGCTCGTGCCGCACATACCGAAAAAGAAGCAGACGAAGAAAAAATCTTCTGGGAAGCATTTGACACGTTTAAAGACTTTATCAAAGATAAGACTAACTGTACAGTTATGCAACATCCTCGCCTAGAAGCAGATGATCTTATTGCTGGCTGGATACAGAGTCATCCTAACGACAATCACATCATTATTAGTACTGACACTGACTTTGTACAATTAATTGCGCCTAATGTAAAACAGTACAACGGTGTAATGGAAACTACAATTACCCATGAAGGCGTATTTGACGCAAAAGGTAAAAGAGTCATTGACAAGAAAACACAACTACCTAAAGCAATCCCAGATCCAGAGTGGTTGTTGTTTGAAAAATGTATGCGTGGCGATACTAGCGATAATGTCTTCTCAGCATATCCCGGTGTACGCACTAAAGGCACAAGCAAAAAAGTAGGCCTTACTGAAGCGTTTGAAGATCGTAAAAGCAAAGGCTTTTCGTGGAACAACCTAATGCTACAGAGATGGACTGACCACAACGGACTAGAACATCGAGTGCTAGAAGATTACGAACGCAATCGTCGACTCATCGACCTTGCACACCAGCCCGACGATATTAAATCTATTATGGTTGAGAATATTGCAGAAGCAACTAGTGCTAATAAAAACATTAGTCAAGTTGGTCTGCGACTTATGAAGTTTTGCGGACTGTACGATCTAAAGAAGAT